CTTAGTACTACCATAAGCACCAGATGCTGCTCTATTATATACAGATTGTGCAACGTCTGCCCAACCTTGAGGATCACTATCTTCTCTGGCAGCAACAGCGACAAGAGTCCAGAAATCATCAACATCACCAGAAGTAACTCTGACTGAGGGTGCAGTCTGTCTCTGTGCTCGTGGTGCAGTACGAGGAGTTGTTGTGGGTGGTTGAGCAGGTGTACCACCTGTTTGATTGGCAGTGACGTTTTTCTTTCTCTTATCCAGCATTCCCTTGACGGTATCATATAATGCACCACCAACAATATCACCAAGAATACCACCAAGAATTGTTCCAGCAAATGGTACAGGGATGAATGTTCCTAATGCAGCACCAACAGTTGCACCAACTGATTTCGCTGCTGCTCTACCAAGTGGTTCACCCATCGCTAGAGAGAACACAAAATCAATTAAACCACCAATAACTGGGATTCTCTTGAATATTCCTCTTGCAACTGTTGTACCAGCCTTACCAAGAAGTCTCAAAGAAGTTCTCTGAACGGTTCTAGATATTCCTCTATTGAGTAATTGTCCAGGAGCAGCAGTACGTGGAGATAATCCACTAGTAGCTTTAACGGGTTTGAATCGACTCCTAACATCATTCAGTGCACCAGAGATACTCCTACCTTGATCTGTTCTTGATTGGAAGAATTTAGCAGCCTCATACCCATACTTACTTTGAATCTTTTTAAATTGAGGAGATCTATTCAAATAAGAATTCAGTCTGGTATTTGTCCTTGCACCTCCAGGACCACCAGGAGTAGTTCCACCAGGACGCTGGCTACCTACAGGACGACGAGGAGGACGCCTTCCAGGACCACTACCACCAGTACCAAGCATTGCGGCAATAAATGCCAAATTCATGAAGGTGTTAAACTTCTGATCAAAGTCTCCCAGTTTCTTTTCTAGATCATCTGGAACAATATCAAGAGCAAATCCCTTTATCTTTTCATATGCATCATATCCAAAAGAAATAAAATCAATAGTTCCCTTAATTACATTACCTGCGAATTCCTCAAAGAACTCAAATGCAGGTTTCAAATTTTCTGTGAATCTAATGATATCAGGTATGATAGGAAACAGTCTATCAACAATAAATCCAGTAAGAGTCCATGCAAGAAAATTATTCAGTGAGTCTCTAATACCAAGTCCACTCTTAAGGTTTTTGAGAATACCCTCAGTATTTTTCGTAAGTTTCTTTTTATCAGTAACTAAGTTTCTTCTTCTTGTATTATTTGTTTTTATATCATCATCAAGTTGTTTAGATTCAGACTTAAACTTAGACTTCAAAAATGAATCAATATTTACAAGATTAACCTCTACGTTTTTTATATTATCTGCAAAACTACTTTTCGTACTTGTACCACGATTGCTCGCACTGGCAGTTTGCTGCCTCTTCATTAAAGCACCAGACCCAGGTAAAAGTTTTTGCCTATCGATTGCCATATTATATCGCTATCCCGTAGACAGTTGCGTTAGACGTTCTCATATTAGTTGCACTAATAGGAGCAATAGCAAAATCTGGAACCCCATCACCATCATTACCACTATCAACAGTAGCAGCAACGGATTGATCTATCGCTGGAAGTACAGTTGGTCCCGCAGAAGATGATCTTCTAACTGGAGGAGTTGGGATAAATGGTGATTTAGCACTACCACCAATTCTTCTCGAAGATTGAGATCCTACAGGATCAAGAATAGATTCAAAATAATCAACAAGAGGTAGAAGACCACTATCAACAGAGTCTTTCGTAAAGACTCTAACCGCTTCACCAATCTGAACTGTTGCAGAGGGAATATACTGCGTATCAACTCCTCTACCACCGACATCAATTCCAGTAGAACTAGTTACTACACCACTAGGACTGAGTGGTCCAGCAGGAACTTTGTACCTAGGACCACCTCCACCAGTCATCATTCTACGAAGAGATCCTGGAATCCTTGATACACTCCTAGTGAGTCTAGACATTCCTCCTGGAGGTGTATATGCAGGAACCTTTACGGATTTTTGACCAACAACTCCACCCATATTCATACCAAACATTTTAGAAATAGACTTTAGTTTTCTTGGTCTATTTGCATTTGGTCCAGTATTAAATGAAAGTGGATCAAATCCTTTTTCATTCATAATCCTTTCACGAGCACCAACTTGCAGAACAGACTCACCCCTCTGCAGAACTGCTCCACCACCACCTTCAACTGGGAAGAATTGTGTATCAGATCCAGCACCACTCACAGTAGTTCCAGATCCACGTCCTACTAATCCACTGAAAACATTTCCACCACCCATCATTCCAATCAAACCACCATTACTATTACCAAATAACCCTTGAAGAGGAGATCCAACCATCCCTCCAAACTCATTAATCTCATCCATTTGAGATTTATTTGGATCATCAGGATCCTTAATAGTCGCAGTTCCCTCTTGATTAGCAAGATAAGAAGCAACAGCAGTTCCAGCAACTGCAATAGCTGCAGCTGTGAGTGGATTATTACGAATATATCTAAGCATTCTTGGGATCTGCCTTATCAATGCGCCAGTCCACTTCACAATTGTGCCAGTAATAAGTCTTACAAGGCTACCAATAGGGGTTGCAAATAATAACCAAGCGGCCGTCAAAGCAGGCCACCAGTCCTTCAAGAACTTACCAAGAGTTTCCATCCTCTGCTTATTCTGAGGATCCTCAGCAAACTCAAAGAACTTCTCAACCGTTCTTCCAAGTAATGTCTGAACAACAAAGTTTAAAAGATTATCAAAGAAACTTTGGAATGGTGCAAGAACTTTTTTTGATTTTTCTAAGATTGTTTCTTTTTGCTTTGTATCCTCTAATTTATTTTCTCTATTCCTTCTCCTCTGATTTTCTGCTGTTTTTCTATTAAATCCAAATCTCTTTCGATCCAACTTCAGTTGATCTTTGATAGTCTTATTAATACTACCCAGAGATTTTTTAATGTTTGTGAATATATCAGCAACCTTTTTTGTATTCTGTTGCTCTTTCCTTTCCTCAGTTCTTTGTTGAGTAGGACTCTTCTTTTTAGCAGCAGTTCCAGGCAGTCTTTTCATACTGCCCAAGTTGGTTACATTACCAACCTTTACCTTCTTCGCTTTAGGAGCAAACCTTCCTTCTTTTGTTCTTACTCTTTTAAATTCATTCTTTAAAAGTTCTACCTCTTCATGTGGTATTCCTCTACCACCTCTACTAACTTCAATTAATTTTTCTTTTAGGATAGTAGCATAGGTACTATAATCCAGGTCGAAAACATCCTCAAGACCTAATAGTCCAAGGATTCTTGAGTCGATGTTTTCTCTTACTGGATTCATGCGCCTTGTTGTTGTTGCTGCTTCAGTTTTTCTTCTTCAAGATGTTGCCTCAGATACTCAATATATACGTCCCTCTCCCAGGGTATCATATTTTCAATCTCTGTTAATGAGTATTTATGATACTGCATTAGGGAAAAGTTTAGTCTATAAAAACTTTCCAGATCCATATGGATCAGGCCTATCCGAAAAAACTGGATAGTCCCTCCAGAGTTACCTCACTTTGAACATCTGTATTAGGATTTTTGACTGTCACCTTGTGAGATAACTTAGGCATTGTCTCAAAGAATTTTTCAACTTCTTTGAATTGTTGTGAATTCATTTGCTCCAAGAAATCATTCATTTCTTTCTTGGTACAATCAGATGCTGTCCAAACTTCTTCTTCACTATAAATCTTATCAATACAAGAAGTAATTAATTTGAAAGATTGATCCATCAAACTTTCCTCTTCAGAATCAAAATTGTTCTTAACAAACTGTTCCAATGATGGATACTTCATTTCCATCATTAAATTATCATCAAGTTTGATTACATTGGTATGATCTTCATTCTTGTTAACTCGAATCTCATCAATATTAATCTTTACTGGTACAGAAGTTTCTTCATCATCAGGACAAATGATTTGAAGTTCAACCTCTTCACCAACAGATTTACCACGAATATTCAAAAACAAATATTCAATATCAAAGGTAGGTAAAGAATCAATCTTGACCCCTCTAGTGATGATGCAGTTTTTAATTACTGACTTGATTGCATTAGTAATTTGCTTCTGATCATCAGATTCTAATGCAATGACTAGAAGTTTTTCTTCTTTAACTAGAAATGGTCTATACTTAATAGTCTGTTCAGTTGAAGGCAAATCCAATTCATAAATTGGAGTCGCAATCTTAGGTAAAGGCATTTTAAAAAAATTACAATTCAGTTGAAGTTATTTAGATGGTTATTTTGAGGAGAAATTATTGCCCCACAAGTCTCCGCACTTGATCCTCGTTTTGTGGTGGATTATCAGATGTTGCATCATTTTGTGAGTCATTAGCACCATCAAATCTTGCTGGAGTATAATTGGAGTTATATACTCCACTACTCACAACGTATCTACTATAAGACAATGATACTGAGACTTTCAATAGTTGAGATGCATCATATGAAATTGGCATTGAGTTAATGCTTGATGGGAACGCATCAATAAATTGATATCTCAAATACTTACCTTCAAGATTTCTTTCAAACTTAGTTATTATAAAATTTGTTCTATAATCTTTTGGATATTGCACTCTATAACTATAAGTATTTTTTAATCTATTCTCATTATCTCCAGTAATGTATGCAATCCAACTTTCAAAATATCCAATCATTTTGTAGTCTGAGTCTACATAAAATTGAAAGTCTGCTCTATCATCATACATTCTTCTATATCCATGCTTCTCAGTTACACCATGGTAGTCATTTGTAATGTCCATAGTAGCAACTGAAGATCCCGGCAAGGAAGCCTCAGAACATGATAATGTAATTAATTCATTCGATGGTTTAACAAATCCGGAAAGGGATTCTACACTTGAAGGAGACGTAAACTCACAAATATAATTTGACGTTAATGCTGGTTTGAGTAACGTACTTTTTAATTTACTAACTCCAATTTTTGATATGCCGGAGCTTTGTGCCATTTCTAAATAGTTTGGTGTATATATTATGTATGCGAGAAAATAGTAAGTATCATCAGGGAAGGTTTCACCCAAGGAATCCAGACAAATATAAGGGCGATTATAATAATATCATATACAGAAGTTCTTGGGAAGTTAAATTTATGCAGTATTGTGATAGGAATCCCGCAATACTAGAGTGGGGAAGTGAAGAATTTTTCATCCCATACTATGATCCAACATCTAGAAAAGTAAGAAGATATTTTCCAGACTTCATAATTAAAGTCCATGAGAATGACGGTAGTGTCAAAAAATATGTTGTAGAAGTAAAACCAAAAAGACAGACTATACCACCAGTAGGATCACCAAAGAAAAGAAAAAAGACTTTAATTACTGAGACTCTAACCTATGCCAAGAACATGGCAAAATGGAAAGCAGCACAAGAATGGTGTGCAGATCGTATGATGAACTTCAAGATAATAACAGAATATGAATTAGGATTATAAATATCTTTACTAACAAAAGTGCTAAGTCATAATGGCTACTGAGTCTCAAGTTCTCCTCAAAAAAGTTAATTTGGTATACAAATATCAACAGAGGAGTAGTGGTGATAGAGGCAGGGTTAAAACGAGGACATCTCATGTCAACGTGATTTATGGTGTGGATAAGAGAACTGGTGTGGTTACAGCATACAGAAATAATGGTAACTCGGATCTATCCAACACCAAACCATCAGATCTTACCGCAGTCGCGATTTGGGGACCAACACGAGGAAAATCTGGTTCTTGGACACAACTGAGAAGTGAACCCATCCCCACCTCAGCACCAAATGACCCAACGTGGAATGAACTAATAGCAAGTTCATATGGCAACGGAACCAACGAAGATGTTTTCAACGAAAATATCAAACAAGCAGTAAACGAAAATCTTAATGCTGATCAAAGAAACTTAGTTAATTTTCCGGGAGTCAATCAAAAAAGTGTAGATATAGATGCATCTACATCAAATCAGCCAACATCAGAGGAAACCGATAAGAGTACCGTAGCAAGCGATGAAGATATAAAAAACCCTAATGCTAATATAGCATTAGTGAGAAAAGGTTCTTTTGGAACATGGAGGTATCCAAAAGAGTTACCAATGAACGTTAGTGATTTGATGCAATTTGAAATCGTAGAATACAGAACACTCTCACAATCAAGAAACAATCAATCAAATACTAATCAGGTACAAACCCCAAGTGCATCTGATATAATTAGTCCAATACTAAAAAGAACAACGTTAAAAGAAGATATAAAAGGAATAATCAGTTTG